AGCCCGGATTTGGAAGTTTTGGTTCAGGGGCGACTGGCAATTACGGCGGTGGCCCAGAAAAAGACAGGGACAGGCAGGGTCCGGGAAACGTAGGCAAAACAGATACAAGTGGTGGTCCAGGAAGTGCTCCCGGAGGCGACGGCTCTAAGTCTGGGTCGCAAGGTTCGGGTGCGGGTGCAGCTTCAAGACCCTCTGGTGGTATTACGGATATCCGTGCGGACCTACCTGCTGAAAAAGCCACACCTATAAAGTCCGAACGTGCAAAGTATATTGGGGCTACAAAAATTCCAGACAATGTTAAATTAGCTTTTGATAGGGGGATGATCCCTATTGAAGGCGGGTTAGACGCTAAAGGCAACCCCTTAACTTCAGAAGATAACGCTCATGGGATTGCTCAGGTTACGGATACTACTGCTCCTGAAGCCGCAGCAGATGCAGGGTTAACGTGGGATAAAAATAAATACCTTACTGATACAAATTATAACTACAGTATTGGATTAGGTTATTTTAACAAACTCGTAAAACAATTTGGAAACACCTACGATGCCGCAGGTGCGTACAATGCTGGTCCGGGAACATACAAAAATTATCTGGCTGGAAAAAGATCTTTGCCTACAGAAACAGTGAATTACCAAGCAAACTTTCAAAAAGCAATGGCTGACCCTAACGCGGGTTATCGTATTCCTGACCCACAAGCAGGAACAACAGGTGTTGCGCCAAAACCCGTAAACATTACGCAGCAAGACGTCGGCCCTGCCACCGAGCGTTCTTTTTTAGAAAATGTTCCTGGATATGTTGGGGGCGCGATACTCGGTTCGCTGGTTCCTCCGATAGGGTTGTACGATTTAATCGCACGTGGAACAAACTTTGTTACAGGTAAACAAGTATTAGACCCTACTGCAGACATGATTAATAATGCCATTTATAGAAAAGGCACCACAGTCCCCACTGCATCACCTTCTACAGCACCCACCGCAAAAGAGTATGAAAAATATGGGGCAGCGGGGGATGGAAGCCCTAACACTGACCCAATGAAAATGTATAAAGAACTATACGGTGGTGGCAGCGATAAACCTTTGCTAGGGATTGAATCCCTTGATAGAAGTCCGTTGTTGCCAAAAATCGACCCTAGCGTACCAACGGCCCCTTTGTTTGATTACAACTACTCTAATTTTGGGATAACTGGGGCACCTACTGCTGAGTATAAATATTCTAACTTTGGCATATGAGGAGAGTAAAATGGCTAAGACAAAAGACCCTTCGGTTATTACTGACCAACAGATCGTTAATCAGGGCAGTGTTCCTGTAGCGCAACCACAGGCGGTAGGTATTCCTAGCGCACCTACAGGACGCCTAAAAGCTCGTGGTTTTGGTTTACAGATGCGCCCTAATACGTTCATTATTCGATAATTAGGTGATATATGGATCCGTTCACGTTAATTGCCGGAGCGACTGCGCTATACAATGGTATTAAAGGTGCCGTTGACTCTGGGCATGAAATGCTGGACGTTGCTGAAAAGGTAGGAACCCTTTTTGCTAGGGTTGCTCAGATCACGCAACTCACATCGGGTAACCGCAAAAAACGGTTGTTCCAGTCGCAAGGTGAGTATGAAGCCGAGGCGATCAAGCTATATACCTTAAAGCAAAAAGCCCAAAAACTTCAACTGGATACTCGTAACTTGTTTGTGGGTGCATACGGAATTGCCGCGTGGGCGTCTATACAAAAAGAGGTCACTGAAATGCGTAAGGAAGCCCAACGTCAGGCAGCGGCGGCGCAGCGTGAGGCTGAAGAAAACATGAAAGACCTAATTATGGGGGCATGGCTTGTTGGTGCGGTTGTTCTGTTTTCCGTTTGCGTTGGCGTTGGAATGGTTTTGTTTGCTCACAAATGAAATACTTTCTTATAATCACACTAGTTGCTTTGGCAGCGTGCGAAGACCGCTACCGTTATCCGTGCCAAGACCCTGCTAACTGGAGCGCTCCTGAATGCAATCCTCCTATTTGCACCGCATCCGGAACATGTTCAGCCGATACCCTAAAAAGAAACCCATGCGGAGCCGTCGCAAGATGAGGATCAAAGAAGACGAACTTCATGCTCTGCTCCAATTTATAATTGGTATCAGTTTGTGCTTAACGTTGACGGGAACAGTGTTTGCTGTGCTGTACAGCTTGATTTTTGTTGTGCAGCCTATTGATGGGCAAGCACCAAATGACCAAGAGTTTTTTAAGTTAATCGCACCAATCGCAACGTTCCTCACAGGTACTTTATCTGGTATCATGTTAGGTTCTAAATCTACCGGAGGAAAAGATGGATCTTCTTAAAACATTCGGCCCCTTACTCGGGTCTGTAGCACCAAGCATCGCTACGGCTCTAGGAGGACCGTTGGCAGGTATGGCAACGAAAGCATTGGAAATGAAGATGGCTCTGAGGACGATTTGCAAACTGCTCTACGCGCTGCCTCACCCGAGCAACTGGCAACGGTCAAAAAAATTGATGCTGATTTCAAAGTGCAAATGAAAAGCCTCGATATTGATTTAGAGGCACTTGCGGTAGATGACCGTAAATCTGCCCGCGATATGCAAAAGGAAGTCAAGGACTGGATCCCACGGGCCTTGGCAATAAGCGTAACACTGGGGTATTTCGGTATACTTGCGTATGTTTTAGTTGTCGGGCTGCCAATGAACGGTTCAGAAGTCTTGCTTATGCTTCTCGGCACTTTGTCAGCCGGATGGACAGGTATTATGGCTTTCTATTTTGGAAGTTCTTCTGGTTCGCAGAAAAAAGATGCCATGATCTATAATTCTACCCCAAAAGAATAGGTTTTTGCATGGACGGACTTTACATTTTAGAAAACCTGCTTAAGACTGTGAAACAGCGGCGCGAAGTTGTGGTTGAAGCAATCACAGAGGGCTCAGTTCAAGACTTCGCTGCTTACCGACACCTCAGGGGAAAACTTGAGGGGTGGGATGAAATACAAACTGAACTGCGCTCTCTGCTAAAAAGGATGGATATAGATCAAGATGAGTAGTCTGCTACTCCCTGAGCATTTGGCTCAGAAACTTGCAACCCCGTCAGAAGAATCAACGGTTTTGCAAAATGCCTACGTCAAGCCTGAAGAAGTAGTGCTTGATCCTTCCAAAATTGAAGCAAGTGTTTTGGAGCGGATGCCCAAGCCTACGGGATGGCGTATTTTGATTTTGCCTTATAAAGGCTCTGGAAAAACCAGAGGTGGTGTTCACCTAGCTGATGAAACAATTGAACGTAACTCTGTTGCGACAGTTGTTGGCTATGTGCTTGCCGTTGGCCCAGATGTTTATAATGATAAGGCAAAGTTTCCAGCCGGACCTTGGTGTAAAAAGGGCGACTGGGTAATGATAGGCCGATACGCGGGTGCCCGCTTTAAAATTGAAGGCGGGGAAGTGCGTATTATCAACGATGATGAAGTCATCGCAACAATCATTGATCCATCAGACGTATTGAACGTTTGATTGCAATGCAATAGGAGCTCAGCATGGCTGAAGATAAAAATATTGATATTGGTGGCGACGAACAAGAAATTGAAGTAGTCGTTCCTGAAGAAGAGCCTAGTAAAGGAAAACCTGCTCCGAAAGAAATTGCTGCTGTTGCAGTAGAAGGTTCAGATGAAGAACTTACCGATTACAGTGAAGGCGTTAAAAAGCGTATTGATCGCCTTACTTTTAAGATGCGTGAGTCTGAGCGACGTGAACAGGCTGCATTAGAACTTGCTAGGAGTTTTAAGGCGCAGGTTGATATGGCGCAGCAGCGTGCCCAAGTTCTTGACACAAGCCTTGCAAATGAGTATAATAGTAGGATTACTACGCAAGAGCATATGGTCAATGACAAACTTAGACGTGCTATAGATCGTGGCGATATTGATGAGCAGATTTTAGCGCAGCGGGCTATGGCTGAACTTGCTGTTGAAAAAGATAAAATTCGCACAGCAACACGTATGCGTGAAACAGAACAAAGCACTGTTCCGCAGCCTACGTATCAAGAACCACCTGCAAAAGCACGTCCTGACCCGAAAGCTGAAAATTGGGCAGAACGTAATTCGTGGTTTGGTGCTGATGAGCCAATGACGTTAACAGCGTTTAGTCATCATAAAGCACTTGTTGAAAAAGAAGGTTTCGACCCTACAGGCGATGATTATTATGAAGAATTAGATAAGCGAATGAAACGCGATTTTCCTCATAAGTTTCAAGGCAGGAACCCTCAGCAAACTGTTGCTTCTCCCCGTGGTAGTGTCCGTAGTGAAAACTCTAAAACGATTAAATTGACTCCTAGTCAGGTGGCTATTGCCAAACGTCTGGGAATCAGTATACAAGAGTACGCACGGCACGTTAAAATTCTTGGTGGTCAAAATGGTTGATAAAACCCCGCGTTCTTCAGAATCTCGTGCTGCCGCTTCCCGTGTGCAAACATGGAAGCCTCCATCCTCTTTGGATGCTCCTCCCGCTCCGGAGGGTTATGTAC